CAGACATCATCATTTCTTCTCCACCACCTAAACCTTGTGAGTCTTCTGAAACTTGTCCACCTTGCTCTAAGTTATCCATTAAGTTTTGCATAACTTCTGAACCTCTATCAATATCTCCACCGCCTGCATTTCTAACAGCATCTGCAGTAAATACAAATTCGTTTTTAGATAATCTTGCAGGTACATCGTCAGCTCTTTCTTCGCCGCCCATTGCTACAAAACCACCTTCATCTCTGTAATCTTTTTCTTGTCCACCCATGTCAATCATTTCCGCTGCTTCAGCATCCATAATTCCACCTTCAGCAGCATTAACTCTTACACCACCTGATCTGTAATCAAATTTATTATATCCTGCCGGTGTTGTGTATCCCGCTACTTCTGAACCGGGTACTGGTCCGCCGTCAGCTGCCATCATAGGTTGTTCCATACCTTGAGCTTGTTCTTGTTGTTGCATAACTGCTTTAACAAATTGTTCGAAAGATAAATCTCCACCTTTGTTTTTATATTTTACAAATTCTGCCATAAGCATTTGTTCTGCTTGTGCGTTTCCTGCACCACCACCCATGTTTAAAAATGTTTGTGCTGGTCTCATTCTTGAAGCTGCCTGCATTCTTACAATTTCATCTTCATCATCTGTGTCTCCACCCATTGCAAAGTTTGCTCGACCACCATCAGCTGCATAAAAATTTTGATCAACATATTTTTTCTTAGGCATAAAGTTTAGACCTGCACCGGCTTCACCCATACCTGAGTAAAAATTTCTTGCTCTGTTTCTGACATTTGCAACGTCCATAACTTCACTAACTTCTTCTGGCTCTTCTTCTTTACCAAAAGCACCGGCTAAAAAAGGTGCAGCTAAAGCTGTAGCACCTAAACCTGTAAATATTTTTTGACCTGTAGATAAGTTTCCAAAAGCACTTCCTAGTTTACCAAACAAACCTTGTTGTACAGGACCTTGTACTCCAGTGGCTAAACTTCTTCCAAATAAAGCCGGTAATGATGCTGCAATACCTTGTTTACCCAATAAACCTGTTGCTGCTCCCCCAAAACCTGCTCTTCCAAATAAACCACCGATGCTAGTTCCGGGTATACCAAAACCTATAGCTCCCGCTATAGCTGCTTTACCTAGTGGACTTTTAGCAACTTTCTTAACGCCACGTACCGCTTTTTTAACGATACTGCCTAGTCCGTACATTTGTCTTGGTTGCTGCATTCTTGAAATAGCCATAATTTAATCCTAGTTTATCTGTTCTACTTGGTTTCTGCGAACAAATCAAGAGTAGGCATGATGACTTTTACGTCCTGTGCCATGTCTTCGTTCTTAAAACCCTTGGCTTCCCAGTCTTTTCTTTCCTTAAAAACTTCGCCTGTTTGCTTGTGTCTATATGTTGTAATTACTTCTTCTGGTTTTATTACTGGTATGTTTTTATCCATTAGTCTATTTTCTCCTTTTTAATGTTTAGATAGCTGATAGCTACGTCAAATGAATCTGACGTGCTAGATTGTACTGTAAAAGGTGTGCCACCTTCTACTATTAATGGTTGGGTTAATAGTTCTGTTGTCGTGTTTGCTGTTAGTTGTGCAGATTTAATGGCTGTAATACTATTGTTTGTAACAGTCACTGTTGGTGTACCAGCTGATGTAACAAGTATTGATTTTATAACTATGGTTTCATTGATTAAAGGATTACCCGTTCCTAATGGTGTAAGTGCACTACCTGTTGTGCTATTATCTATACCTTTAAATTTGTATTGGTTTACTACTGCCATTATTCTAAAAAGAAAGCTCTCGCTTCTATCTCCTGTTTAAGCTCTTCTTGAAAAGAAGTATTTAATTTATTAATAACACCGTCAAGATCTCTTACTAACGATTGGAAAGTTCTTTCCTCGTATTCTTTACTTGCTCTAGTTAATGATTGTACAATTTTTGCCATTATAAAATACTTGCTAGTCCTCCGTAAAAATAACCTACTCTACCACCTTTAGCGTGTTGTGAATATCCTTGTGCACTTCTACTTCCTCTATCTTCCGCTGAAGGACCTAGACCTGCAACTCCTGCTCCACCGCCAACTGCTCTATCACTTGCAGTCATGCCACTAGTATCTCTGTCAACATAACTACCTGTGTCTAAATCTTTTTGAACACCCGCGACTCTATCTTTTTCTTCTTGTGCTGCTTTTTCTATCTCTATTAATTCTTTTTGTTTTTGTTTGTAAAACCCTATTTTTTTTTGTTTTAAATTAGAAAATTTTTCAAGTTCTTCTTCAGTATAATCTGTTTCATAATCTTTTACATAGTCTGCATAATTACCAAATGCAGATCTAGTGTTTATTCCAAATGGATCTTTTGATAACCCTGAATTGTTTTCACCAAATACTGTTGGACCAGTGTAGCCCATATTCATATTTATAAATTGTTGATCAGTTGCTGGTAATGAACTAAATTGGTCCATGGCGTTAAGTGCAAAACTAAGAGGACCAAAACCTTTTATATTACCCATAAAATTACTAGCTTTATTTTTAAAATTTCCTAAACCACTTTGTATTCTACCAGCCATAGTTTGCTCTAAAGGAACGTCAGTATTAGTTCCAATATATTCTCCTAAATCTGCACCAGTTAGTTCTTGTTGTCTATAACTTGGCATACCCATAAAAGTTTGACCAACTTTAGTTTGATATAAACCATCAACTAATGGAGTATCTTGATTACGAAAATATCTATCTTTTGTAGTTGTATTATAATCTTGTATTAAATCACTATAAGGACCAGCATAATAACCGCCCCCACTTTTTGTAAAAGCATTGGTTGCTGGTATACCAGATGTTTCTGTTACTTCTTCTTCTATTGATGTTGTCGGTGCTGTAAACCCTGTTCTATATTTTTCTTGAGGAACATATTGAAAATCTTCATATATTTTTTGATCACCTGGATTGTAAAACGCTACCATTACCCTCTCCTTCCATCAGGCATTATATCTAACCTAAATGTACCTAGCTTCCAGTTTTGTGCGGCAGCTGTATTAGAAACTTGGAAAGCAATTGCCCTAGCTCTTATCCTAACGTCTTGTTTTGTTTGAGTTGTTGTCATATCAAAAGGTCTTACTACCGGAGTGTTAGTCGGGTAATCTGTGGTAACTAGTGATACTCTTGTATTTCCTACTTGTTCTAAAAAATCTGGTATAATTCTACTAATTTTTGCAATAAACTCACCATCACCCCTAATGTCTGGCATACCAATTGATTGACCTGTCGAAGATCTTTTTTGTGTAATATCAAATTCACCAGAAGTAATTGTTCCTTTTAATGGTGTAACCACACCTCCAGCATCAATTTGATCTGTTCCTGTTTCGTGTTCATAATATATTGTACATCCGTCAGTGTTACCAATTACATCATAAGAAGCATTACTATCAGGATCATAATAGTTTGCATGAGGTTTATTAAATACAGCTGAATCTGCCCATGATGCTCTAGGTAAACCTATTTTTACATTTGCACCAGATGAATTAGTTTCTGTTGTTATTGAATTTACAGTCCATACAGGTCTTTTATTAGTTGATTCTAAATAATTAAATGTAACCGCACGATCTATTTGATTAGAACCATTGCTACAATAAAACCAATTAACCTCTGTAAACAAATTATTTAAACCACAATTAATTAAATCTCTAGCCGTGCTATTTAAATTATCATAAACATGGTCTTCAACAAGACATGGCATAGATTTTAATTGACCATCGTAAGTAAAGAAACCATTCTCTGACATCCAATAAGCAACACCATCAACTTCAACACATGCATTTTTACCAATCAATCCGCAGTTAGTTCCAGCTTGTTCAAAAGAGAAAGTAAAAGGCGCACCTACAAATCTCATTAAAAATAATGAAGTGTCAGTCCATACGTAAATAGCATCTCTACCTTTTATAGCTCCCATAATTTTAGAACCTGCAGCAAGTCTTTGTGTACCTGCTGTGTTTTCTGCAGTAACTGTATAAGCTGTAGACCCATCAATATTTTCTTGGTCAGAGAAACGAATAAACATATCGTCTTGTGTCGCTTTATTTCCTACTGTTGCTTCTGTTCCAAAAAATACTAAGTGTCTATCTGGTGTAGATACTAATACATGTCTAGATGCAGTAGGAGCATTTGCAATAAGTGTTGCTCTAATTGAAGTAGCATTTGTTGGTTGTGCATCCCACTCAAAACATTCTCCATTATAAATAAGTGCAATTAATTTTGTACCAAAATTATCTAATACCCATAAACCAGGATTAAGTGTTACATCGTCTGTAGAAGATTCACCCCATGCAACGAAAGCTGAAATATTACTTACAGTTGCTCCTCCACTATGTGTAGCTTTGGTAGTACCATTAACACCTCGGGCCCCTCCACTTAAGGTCCCTGTTGCCTCGTCATTGTTTGTATAACTAATATCTTCTGTACCAATTCTTATTTCTCCAGAATCTGGAAACGCTGTTGAGTTTGCAAG